CTTGAGGTCGCCTACGCTGGCCGACGCCAAACCGGGAGATACCCCCACGGCCCCGTCGGCCAGGACCGTGCCCGTCGAGCCGAACCACGTATCAGCCGCACTGGCCGTCGCGCTGGGCGTGCCGATCTGGTAGCTAAATACCTGGCCCGGCGTGAACGACAGGGCGTTTAGTTTGGCCCATGCCGCCCCCGCGCCGCCGCTAAATGCGTTCTCGTTGACGACGCACAGTCCGCCCGCGCCGATGCACTCGACGGCTACGGTGCCGCCTTCCCAATCGCCGGGGATCTGGTAGCTCGCGCCCGCTTCGAGGATGACCTCGGCCGCTTCCGCACCGGCCATGAGTAGCCCGCCACGGCCCAGCATCAGCTAGGGTTCCGCTTGATGTCGTACAGGATATAGCCGTTGGCCAGCACCTTATAGATCAGCACGTCGGTGGCCGTCGCGGTGGTCGTCATCGTCGGCGCGCCGCCCGTGCGCTTCCAGTTGGACGCGAAGGCCAGCGTGCGGCTACCGGTTGCGTCCTGGGTCACACGAATATGGCCCTCCTGCCCCGGCTTCTGGTTGGTGGGGTTACCCCGCGTGCGGTTGCCGCCGAGCGTGAGCGTGAAGTTGATGCCCGCGCCCATGTCGACCGCCACGGTGGCGGCGTCCGTAAGCGCCACCTCAACGAGGCCGTCGTAGGTATCGCCGGGGGTCATGACCTGGGCCTTGGTGGTGCCGGCGCGAACCGCAGCCGCAGCCGCAGCCGCCACCGCTCCGGTCTGTCCGGCCACCGAGAGGACGGGCGCGGCGGCCCACGACGACACGCCCGCGCCGTTGTTGGTGAGGTACTTCCCGCCCTGTCCCGCCGTGTCGGGCAGCGCCAGCGACAGCGACAGATCGGGCAGGCTCTGGGCCAGCAGCGCCGAGCCGTCGGGAGCCCACTGGAGGACCGCGCCGGCCGACACCGGCACGTCGAAGCTGGTCACGCCCGTGGCCGTGAGCGGGATGCGGAACCCGCGCCCCATCTGCTCGGCCAGTTGCTGGATAAGGACCACCGCCTTGTCGAACACGGCATTGAACACGGCGGGGAAGAAGCCGCCGCCGTTGGTGATCAGCGTGAGCTGGGTGGCCGGGATGTCACTGGTGATGACCAGCGTCTTGCCAGTGGCCAGCGCCGTGGTCAGTGTGATCTGGCCGCCGGGGTTGTTGTCTTGGCTGGCGTTGAGCGACGCTGTGAAGTCGACGTCCAGAACCAGGGCCGTTTCGACCCCGGCCAGCGCCACGACCACCAGCAGGTCCGTGTCGGTGAACACCCGGAAGGCGAACGGGAACACCGTCGTGGCGTCGTTGCCAGAGAACGGCCCGGCCTTGCGGTTGGTGGTCGAAACGGTCAAGGGCCAGCTCCTGCGCTGGCCCTTTATGCCGTGGTGCTAAATCAGTATGCGCACCCCTACTTCTTGGGCGGTGGTCCGACGATCGGAGCCAGGGGGTTTTTGGTCTCGCCGTTGGCCATGGCCTGAATGCCGGTAGCCGTGCGCTGCACCTGTCCGGCCGGGTAGTGGAAGAGGATGCCGGCCGTGTTGTTGGCCGACTTCAGAAAGGCTTTGTCCACCTCGCCTTGCTCTGCCTGGGCGTACAGCTTGCTGACCTCCTGCATGAACCGCAGGCCGGCGGGGGCGTTGTTGCGCCCGTCGCTGGCGATCACACCGCCGATCTCCCGCAGCCCGACCATCAGGCCGAAGGCGTAGCCCAGCAGGTCCTTGCCCACCTTCTCGGGCAGCTCTTCCCAATCCTCGCCCTTGATCGCCATCTTCAGGATGGTGGCCATAACCGAGGGGATGAAGATCAGCAGCGCAACGTCTGCGGCCAGGAGCGGCAGGCGCTTTGGCCCTGCCAGGCGCGTCTCGGCCGCGCTCTCGGCAAGCTGGTTATAGGTCACGTTGAAGAAGCTGTAGAAGTTGGTCCAGAGCTTCATCAGCGGGCCGCCGCGCTGGATCTGCGACAGGTCCCCGATCTGACCACCGCCCTGGCTGTCGCGCACGGCTTGGTCGGCCTGGGCCACGGCGGTGTCTTCGTCGGCCCCGCCTTCCATGGACTTCTCGTACTGGCCCAGCCAGGTGGGCATGTCCGCCACCATTTGCGCCTTGGCTATGAAGTAGAAGAATGAGCTTTCGACCGTGGTCAGGGCCGCCGGCTTTATCGAGCTGGAGACCTTGCTGCGCACCTCGTTGATCTCGCGCTGCATGGTCTTTGACCGCAGGCGCATGAAGTCCGAGCGCTCGTTGACCCAGGCCACCGTGTTCTGCATGGACGCCGCGTCGCGCAGCCAGCGGCTCATGCCTCGGGCCACCCACTGGGGGCCGATCCGAACCACGGACTGCGACAGGCCCAGCGGCTGAAGCGCCGAGGTCACGAGGTTCCAGCCCAGGCCCGCGACCGTGGCCCCGGTGCGCAGGTGATTGATGCTGCGCTCGAAGACGTTCTGCGCCGGGATATCGCCCAGGGCCATGTCCTCCAGCGCCTTGCGCATGGTGTTGAGCACCTCGCGCCCGTAGTGGTCGCGGATCGCGCCGTCAATCCCGGCCGAGCCCAGCAGGCGGTTGGCGTCGATCAGATACTCATGCCAGGCCAGGTCGTGCGTGACCTCGCCCACGTGCTGGAAGATCACGCCGAAGTCCTTGCGTATCGGGCGCTCAACCTTGTCGGCCCGCGCCTTGGTGTGCCCCCGGCGCGTGGTCGCGCGGGTGTAGGCCCCTTGCAAGGACTGCTTGATCATGTCCGCGACGTTATCGCTTTCGGCCTTGGAGCTGCGGGCCGGGTCGTACTTGATCGGGAAGTACCCGCCGCGCAGGTCCACCACCGTGCCGTCGGCCGTCTCGATCGACACCGGGGAGGCGTCCACCTTCTCGGGCGCGACGCCGGACACGCGGCGCTCCTTGGCCGCGATCTGCGGCCAGTAGCTGTCGATGTGATCCCACACGGCCTGCACCACGGCCAGGTGCTCCGGGGTCAAGGTCTTCAGCACGGCGGCCACCTGCTCCGGGGTCCACTGGTCGCCGTCCATGACGCGGGCGCGGTTCAGCTCGTTGCCCCAGTTCATGGCCACCATGATGCGGCCTTCGAGCGACAGGCTCGTGCCGATCTCTGGAATGAAGACCTTCTGCCGCAGGCGCTGGCCGATGATCGGCGTTAGCGCCTCGTGCAGGGCGATGGTGCTGGCCTCGCGCATGACCGCCTCGGCGTCGCTGGCGGCGTTCATCGGGCGCACCAGCACGTCCCACAGTAGGCCGTCACCCTTCTGACCGCCCATCTGGTTGATCAGCGAGGCGAACTTGCGGTGCATGGCGAAGAACTCGCGGACCCCGCCTTCAATGCGGTCGACCCAGCGGTTGCTTTCGATCTCCCGGCGCGCGGCGCTGGTGGCGTTCTCGCGGATCACGATCTCGGCGGCGTCGGTGACGGCCTTGAAGTCGCGGTTCTTCTTGGCCGTCAACAGGCGGTTCTTCAGCCGCCCCAGGTGGGCGATGTTGCGCACGCTGTCGACCAACCCCCGCAGCTCGTCAACGGTCAGCTCCTTGTAGGGCTTGCGGTTGGCTTCGTTCAGCAGCTCGTCGGGCACGATGGGGTCGAGGCCCAGGGCCTGCTGCTTGGCCACCCACTCCACCAGGCTCTTGCGGCTGTCGATCTCGCGCAGGCTCACGCTCTTGCGAAGGTCGAAGCGCTCCAGCAGGGCGTCGATCTGGTCCCTATAGTCCGGGTCCATAGCCTTGCGCGCCCCTGGGCTATCGAACCGAGCGAAGTAGCGCAGCGCCTTGGCCACCTCTTCCTGGGCGTCATAGGCCGCCCGCGTGGCGTAGCCGTTGATGACCTGATTGCGCTTCTCGGCGGCGAACAGGCCCAGGTCGCCCTTGGCCGTGGCCTTTTGGGCGGCGACAGCGGCTCGGGTCTCGGCCGCCGCGTACCGGCTGGGCTTCAGCTCGCGGATCTTCTGCCGACCGATCAGCTCCTTGGCGAACCCACGGGCCGCCTCGGCCAGCATGCGCCGGCCGCCCACGGCCTTGGCCGCCATGTTGGCTTCGGTAGCCACGAACCGCAGGCGCGCGTCGTTGTGCAGGGCTTCGTCGGCCGCCTTCTCGATCGCGTCGCGGTCGGCCATGTCGCCGAAGCGCTCCAGCATCCGGCGGTCGGTCAGGCCTTCGATCTCGGCGTTCAGGTCGGGGGCGTTCAGCAGCGCCTCCACCAGCTCGTCGCCCGAGCTGTAGCCCACCAGTTCGGCGATCTGGTCAGGGTGCACACCCTCGGCCGCGAGCATGCCGTATTTGCCGTAGCCCAGCTTGCGCCAGTCCTGAAGCTCGCCGGGGGTGTCCGAATACATTTCGGTTAGGTCGGGGATAGACAGCTTGGCCGCGCCCTCCACCTCCTGGCCATCCAGAAGGCCGTACTTCAGGAGCTGGCGCGCCCGGTTGACGGGCTCGGCCATCACCTCGGCCGTGATCTCGGCCTTGACCGTCTTGCGCTTGGCGGCGGCCTGGCGCTGGAGCCGGCGCAGGGCGCGGTCCTTCGCGCCCGAGAGCCATTTCATATCGGCTATAGACCGGCGCTCAAGCTGGGCCGTGGCCTCTTCAGTGGCTTCCGAGCCGAGGCGCTGGTAGGCGTCCCACTCCTGCTCGGTGACGCCCTCGGGCCGGTTGTCGAAGGCCGGGGTAAAGCTGCGGAAAGTCGCGTGCTGTTCGATCTGGCGTTCGCTGGCGAGCATGCGGTCAAACACCGATCGCACGTCGTCCGTCACCTCGACGTTGAGCTTGGTGATGGTCTTATAGACCGTCATCAGCCACGAGCGGAAGCGTTGGAAGATGCTGCGCAGTTCAAGGCTCGGGCTCTTGCCCTCCATCAGGTAGGCCTCGAAGCCGCGCGCGAACAGCTCGTGGCCGTCGCGCCGTTCGTTCAGGGGCGTGGCCAGCCACTCGGCCGCTGTCAGATCGCCGTGGCCCATGAACTTCAGCACGGTGTCCATGTCGCTCGCGATATCCTGGCTGTCAGGATTGGACGCGGCGACGCGGGCCAAGGTCTCCAGATAGAAGTGCCCCGCCTCGTGCAGAAAGGTTGTCAAATCCGCGCCAGCGAGTAGCGTTATCGTGTTCGTGTTCGGGTTAAACAGTCCTCGGGGAGCCTTGGCGTTTTGGCTAAGACTATCGACAGAATTTGCGCCGACTGCGGGGGCGTTTACCGCACCTTCACTTCGCGGGCTAAACGCTTCGCCCGAGGATTTTGCAGCCAAGTCTGCTACTTGGCGAACAAGAAGCGCAACCGGGTCGGCTGCATAAATGCCCTCGGCTACGTCCAGCTCAGCGTCGAATGCGAAACCGTCCTCGAACATCGGATGATTATGGAGCGCCACCTTGGCCGCGTCTTGACCTCCGAAGAGACTGTCCACCACCGCAACGGGTGCCGCAGCGACAATCGCATCCAGAACCTCAGGCTCTACCGCAGCAGCGGCGCGCACCTTGCCGACCACGCTGACGAGCGATGGCTCACTAGCGATGCCGTCGCCTTGCGCGCCGAAGGTCTCACCTACAAGGATGTTGCGCAGATCCTCGGCACTAAGGCTTCCACCGTCCACAAGCGGCTCAAGCGACGCGGTCTGCTCGTCCCGTTCGACCGCCTGGGCGTACCCCGGAACCGATCCATCTTCTGAGGTAAGCGCCCCCGCCGTCGTCCCCTCGGCCGCGATCTGCACCGGGTGCTGGGCGGCGAACTCTTCGGGCGTCACGCCGAGGCGCTGGGCCATGGTCGAATAGAACGCGCCCGTGAGCGTGGCATAGGCCTCGTTGACGTCGGGCGTGAAGCGGTTGGCCGCCGTGAGCTGCGCCAGCGCGTAACCCCTCACCCGCTCGGCCGAGGCCTCGAACTCGGTCTGCACCTCGGCCTGGGTAACGATCTTCTCGACGTCGGCTTTCAGCTCTTCGCCGTGGGTCTGAAGGAACGCCTCGCTCTCGGCCAGGCTCATGCCGTCGGGCGAGGTCTTCAGGTGGGGGATCAGCGACTGGGCGAGGTTGGACCCGGCGACGAACGCCGAGAACTCGCTGACCGGTATGCGCACGTCTTGGCCGAGGGCCAGCGCTTCGTCCATCTGGGCCATGAGCGATGGGGCCGACTGCATGATGGCGGCGCTATCGGCCAGGGCCGTGGGGTCGCTCTGGGCCAGCAGATCCGCGATTATGCGCGGGTCCACGTAAACGTCCGTCACGGGGCCGTCGGCCGTGGCCTGGGCCACGAACGCCTCGAAGCTCACCGGGTCGCGGGCGCGCAGCTTCGAGCCCTTGGCCCCTTCGTTGAGCTGCTCCAGAATGACCCCGGTCTGCTGGGCCTCAACCGCCTTCACCCGCTTGCCGTCGTAGGCGGTGGTCATGTCGGTCAGCTTGGCGACCGTGGTGTTGCTGACCGAGCCCACGGCGGTGGCCACCAGCGTGCTGATCGCGGCGTCCCCGCGCTCGCGGACGAACTCGCTCATGGGCTTGTCGGGATGCAGCGTGACCCACTCGTCGAAGTCCTGCACCAGCGTGGCGACCTGCTCGCCGGGGGCCTCCAGCGCGAAGTTCTTGATCAGCGTCTCGAAGAACGGCGTGCGCTTGGCAATGTCCCCGATGAGCTGACCCATGGGGATCTTCTCGGTGAGGATCTCCACCGCGCCCTGGGTGCCGGCGTAGCGCATGGCCGTGGCGTCGCTCTTGCCCGCGTCCTTGGCGTCGCCGTAGGCGTTGCCGCCCGTGATCGCGCCCATGGTCCCCAGGGCCAGGGCCGGGTTCTTGGTCAGCACGGCAGCGGCGGTCAGCGGTGCGTTCTGGAAAACCGACACGATGCCCGAGTTGACGCCGGCCGCCCACGGGTTGTCCGTCTTGGGCGTGTAGTGCTCGGCCGCACCCTTGCCCGTCTTGCGCAGGGCCGTGACAAATTGGCCCATCTTCGAGTTGGGGTCGTCGAAATCGCCCAGGCCAACCGGGTCCTTGATCCCGGCGGCCCGCAGGCTGGGGGCCATGGCCTGAAGGTAGCCCGCGCCGCCCGAGACCGTGGACCAGAACGACGCCTTGCCCAGATCGCCCAAATTCTTCAGCGTGGTCTCGACGCGCTCAAGCGCGGAAACGTCATCCTTGGCTACCTTGGCGTTCTCGGGAACGGCCAGGAAATCGGCCGTGGAGGGCGATCTGAACGTCAGGCCATCGAAGTCCAGAGACAGCGCTTCCGCCCGCTGGGCGGTGCCCACGGGGTCGGCGCGGGCGCTATCTACGGGAACCCCCGTCCGTTGGGCGGCGCGGCGCAGCTCGGCCTCGTAGTCGGGCTTGGCCTCGGCCGCACCCATCATGCTGAGTTTCAGGCGCGGGGCGAGCGGTAGCGGCTCGGCCGGCGCTGTCAGGAAGTCCTCGACGCCAGCATCAAAATCGTCCGCCATCAGTTCCCCGCTAGTGCTTTAGTCCGCCAGTAGGCCGCGACAATATCCGTATCACTGGGGTCCGCGATACCCCGTTTCTTGAAGCTGGCCTTGATAGCCGTCACGTCGCCGGACGTCAGATCCTTCACGGTCATGGTCAGGGCGCGGCCGGTCTTCTTGCCGTCGGCGGTGCCGGTGATCGTGTTTCGGAACGGCACGCTCTTGTTGAACAGGCCGTCGATATAGGCCTCGGTCTCGGCGTCGTTGAACTTCTTGCCCTGCTGGGCCTGGGCCAGCAGCAGTTGCTCGCGGACGGTCTTGTTGATCGCGCCGACGCGAGCCATGGCCACCTTGTCCTTGTCCGTCGGCGTCGGGTCGATCCCCAGCGTCTGGAGGCGGTTCTGCACCACGAGGTTGATGGCCGGGGTGTTCAGGTCCCCAGGCCCCTGGCCGGCGGTCGGCTGCTTGATCTTGGCGCGCTGATCGGCGTAGTGCTGGAAATCCGAGGGCGAAAGCTCGGGCCGTAGGCTATAGAACTCGCTGTCGGTCAGGCTCTTCAGATAGCTGTCGTCCGTCAGGCGCTGGTAGACGGCCAGGTTGGTCACGGTGTTGCCGCCGCGCACCTTGTCGGCGAAGTTCATGACCGTATCCAACTTCTCGGCCGGTAGCGCCGCGCGCAGGTTCACGGGCAGCGCCATGTAGTTGCCGCCGTTGGCCTCCACCGCGCGCAGCGCCGAGGCCAACGTGTCGTCCTCGCGGGTCTTCAAGTCGGCCTTCATCGCCTCGAAGCGGGCCTTGACCTCGGCGCGAGCGGCGTGCAGGCGCGCGGGGCTGGCGTTGACGCGGGGGTCGGCGTCGATCCGCGCCAGGGCGTCGGCCAGGGTCGGGGTCTCGGGCTTGCCGCCCCCGGAGCCGTAGGCCGAGAGGTTCTTGGTGACGTAGGCCTGGGTCTCGGGCGGCAGGAGCTGGAGCCAGGACTTGCCCGCGTTCTCGGGCTTGCGGCTAGCCGCCATGGCGTCGTCCAGTCGGCCGGGGCCGGCGTTGTAGGCCGCCCAGGCCAGGGCCAGGTCGCCGTCGTAGCGCTTGATCATGGCTTGCATGTAGTCGCGCCCCACCCGGGTGCGCTCGGCGTCGCTGTCGTCGCGCGCCGGCTTCACGCCGAAGCCCGGGTCCTTGTTGGTTTCCGGCATGACCTGCATCTTGCCTTGCGCCCCGGCCGAGCTGGTGATCAGCCGCCCCGCGCCATCGCGCTCGCGGTTGCCGCTCTCGCTCTGGGCCGTGATCCCGATAACCCGGTCGAGGTCCGTCGGCTGCATGGCCGGGGCGATAGCGCCCACGGCCTCGCGCGCGGCCTCCAGCGCCACGCGCCCGTCCATCTCCTTGGTGATGGTCCCGCGCACCCGCAGCACGTCGGTGGCGTTCATGTCGTCCTTGTGGGCGCGCATGTAGGCGTCGGCGAAAACGATATTGCCCTCTTCCATGGCGGCGCTGATGGCCAGGCTATGGGCCTTGGACACGGCGTCAATCTGCGCCGCCTCGATCCACGTGGCCGACTTGCCCGTGGCGAAGCCGGTCTCGGCCACCGCGCCCTTGATCCGCTCCACCGAGGTGTTCACGGCGTCGGGGTTCTTGTAATTCAGCCCGATATTGTCGCTCTCGATCTTGATCGTGCCTTCCTGGGTCGAGAGGTTGTAGGTCCGAAACTCGTTGGTCTCGTGCTGGGTGGCCTGGTTGTAGAGGCTGCTGCGAATATTCAGCGCCTGGGCCGCGAACGCCGCGCGCTGGGCGTCGTTCTTCAGCTCCTTGCCGATCTCCTTGGCCGCGTCGTCGAACTGGCTGGCGTACTCGTCGGCCAGCGACTTGCCGTCCGGCCGGTTCAGGGCGTCATAACCCTTGAGGTTTGAGAACCCCTTGTCCTTGCCGTAGGCCAGCCGCAGCGCGATCTCCTTGGCGCTGTTGACGGCGTTGTCCGCCAGCAGGGCATTGGCCTGCATTTGAACGTCCATGACGATCGGCGCGACAGCATCGGACACGCCGCCGAGGGCCGCGCCAACGCGGGCCAGGGTCTGGGCCTTGGTGTTCACGCGGTTGGGGGCGTCGGGCTTGTAGGCCGCGCGGTAGGCGTCGCGGGCCACGAACCGTTCCTGCGGCGCGGTGAAATCGCGCTGCTGAAGCGGGGCCGGCGTGGCCAGCTCGAAATTGCCCGTCGCCAGCTCTGGCGCGGGGCCGCGTCGGGCGCGGGTCGTGGACGCTTGGTCTGATGGCCGAACCTGCGGCCCGGCTGCTGTGGGAACTACCGGCACTTGTGTGACCCCTTAGCCGAAAACCCCGGCCTTGCTGTAGCCGTACCATTTGGACGCCACCGATGCAGCCCCGGAGATGCCGGCCGCCGCGCCCTCGAAGAACGGACTGATGCCGTTGCGCTGGGCCGTGGCCGCCGCGCCCTGGGCGCTGAAGCCTGCGGCCTGCATCTCGTAGTTGGTGGCCTCAATCCGCCCTTGGTTTCGCATGTTGGCCGCCTCGATCTCGGCGGCGGCTTCGCTGTTGGCGACCTGGGCGGCGGCGTTCGACCGAGCCTGAAGGATCTCGAAGGAGGTCGAGAGCTTCATGTTCAGGGCGTCGCGATCGGACGCCATCTTCGCGCCCATGGCCTGGGCGCGCACCGACGCGGCGTCGGTCAAGGCGTTGACCTTGGCGATATCGCCCGCCAGCCGCTGGTCCTGCGCCTCCATCAGGAAGTTCTCGGCCTCGGCGCGATAGCCCATGGCCGCGCGTACGCCGTTGGCGTGAATGGTCTGGGCGTCCACGTCGCTGAAGTAGTCGGTGTCCGTCTGGATGCGCAGGGCCGAGCCTTCGTCGAGCACCACGCCGTTGGCCGCCAGGCTCACGCGCTGGGTGGACTTCAGCCGGGCGTAGTTCAGCCGGCTGGATTGCTCTTCGCGGTTGCTGACCGCCGTGGCGGTCTGGGCGTCGTCTTCCTTGCGGCCGGCGTTGTAGGTGGCGATCTGCGCCGAGCGCTCGGCCGCTGCGGCCTGCACCGCGCCGCGGCCCAGCAGGATATTGGCCTGGCCGTCCGCGATCTCCATGTTGAAATTGGAGATGCTATCCACCAGCCCGACATTGATATCGGTGATGTTCTGCCGCGAGTTGGCGTTCAGCTCGGTCAGCTTCAGCAGCTCGCTATTGTTGCGGCCGGTCAGGTCCAGCAGCCGCGTGGCGTTGTCCTCGGCCGCCTTGGTCGCGGCCTCCGCATTGATTTTGGCCAGCGCGCTGTTCTGCGCGGCGTTGTCCGCTTGGATCGCGAGCTGCTGCTTTTGGCTCTTGGCGTTCTTGCTGGCGGCCGATGCGCTGGCCACCGTGCTGGCCACGCCCAGGCCAAGGGACAGCGCCGCCGTCACCGCGAGGGGGATGCACATCAGATATTCCCCATCATGAACGGGTGGAAGGGCCTGCCCTCGACGCCGTAGGTTTCGGGCTCGTCGACCCGGAAGCCCAGGCGCGCCAACCAGCGCACGCTGTCGCTGTTGCGGGCGTCCACATAGTTCAGCAGCGCCTGATAGGTCTGTAGCATGACGGCAATATGCCGCTTCGTTATCCGAGTAAGCGCACCCGGGTAGCGGTCCACCGACTGGGCGGCCATGAGCCACGGCGAGCCCAGCCCCGGGATGCCCTCCACCGGGGCGCAGCCGATCACGAACACGGGCTTGCCGTTCTCGGTGGCAGTCCAGCAGAGCGCGCCCGAAGCGGTGATCGCGGCGTACAGTGTGGCCTCAACGTCAGGGCCGGCGGCGGCCACGGCTTCGTCGCGGTCGCGGGAGCGAAGGCGCAGGGCCAGCCAATCCGCGTCGCACAGCCGGGATGGTCTCACCTCAAGATCAGCCACCGATCGACGCCTCCAGTGTCAGGCCCACCAGCAGGAGCGGCAGCGGGTCCTGCTGTCTGATACACACCTGGCCGTTCTCTGCCCATGCCCCCGTGACGTTCAGCCCGATCTCGCCGGACTTCAGGCTGGGTGGTGAGCCGAAGGCCTCGGTGGTGCGGATCTTGGCTTCGGTCAGGCGGCTGAAGCTTGGCCCCGCGAAAATGCCCGACGAGTTGAACACCCGCAGCCACACCTGGGTGACGTTCTTCTGCCGCCCCTGGCCGAAGGCCTGGGCCTCGAAGGCCAGCGGCAGTGTCTGAAGATCGGCGGTGATCGGCAGGCCAACGTGGACCTTGCTGGCCGCTTGGTCGAGCGTCACCTGACCGCCGGTTACGACCTGGGGCGGGCGCACCGAAGCGTCGCCCAGGATCGAAACCGTCTTGCCCTCAAGGTGGTCAAGGCCGGTGATGACCGTTGCCGGCGCGCCGAGGTACGTCAGGCCGCAGTCGACGAAGAAAGCATCCTCGGCCGTAGAGAAGCGGCGCGAGGCCAGCCGCTCTACGAACCGCACGTCTTGGCCTTCGATCTCGCGGCGCACGACGACGTAAAGCGCGTCCTCGTTGCCCTCGGCCACGGCGCAGCAGCTCTCAAACACGCCATCGGTGTCGTGCTGATGCCACGCGCCGATGTTCTGCTCGGGAACGTAGGTCAGGCCCAGCAGCTTGCCGGTGTTGCTGATCAGCCAGATTATGGGCTGCGGCGACTTGGCCAGGCACATGTCCAGCACCTCGTAGCCGTCGAACAGGTGCGACGACCGCAGGCATAGGTCGCCGGTCTGGAAGCCTTGGACCTCGTTGCTGAAGATCATCTCGCGCACGTGGCCGCCGCGCGCCGCCGCGTACACCAGCCGCTCGGCCAGCACGGGCTGGACGTCGGACGCGCCGACGTAGCTTTGCGGCTTGATCGACACGGTGGACGGCGTGAGGGCGTCGCTGTTGGCCGATGTGGCGCGGAACTCCACCGAGCTGGTCAGCAGGATAAGGCTGGTCAGCGGCACCAGATGGCGGATCACCGAGGCCTCGCGCGCGGCCACCTTGAACGTGATGCTGTCGTCATCGCGGGTCGGTATCGAGTATTGCAGGTTGCTCTCGGTGCCCGACTTGGTGAGCCACATGTTTTGCGGCTGGTTGAGCGTTCCGCCGAACGCTCGGCGCTGCTCGAAGTAGGTCACGGCCCCTGGGTAGTTCCCCGCGCCCACGAATGGGTTGATGTTCTCGGGCGGCGTTATCGACAGATCCGGGGCGATATTGTCGTCCACGAACGTCACGCCCGTGGTCTGGCCGACAAAGCCGTACAGCCCGTTGTCGAGCTTGTAGACGTTGTAGCGGCTGGCTCCCGTGAGCGCGCTCCACGAGACCGTGTTGTACGCGCCCACGGCGTTGAGGTTGTTGCTGCAACTCACGACGTTGGATTGCAGGCTCTCGTCCGCAGCCCCGCCGCCCAGGCCCGTGATCACGTAGCTCTGGTTGGTCAGGCCGGTGCCCGTAACGGTGGCCACGGCGCTGGTGGCCGCGGGGGGCGCAAGCGAGCTAGCGAAGCTGATCTCCGCAAGGACCCAGCTCGTGGCCCCCAGGCGGCGCAGCTCGCGCGGCGCATAGTTCGGATGGACCAAGGTCAGCACGTCGGCCGACTGCACCCAGTGGATATCGAAGATATCGGCCTCAAGGTATGGCGTCGGGATCTCGTACGCCGCCGAGGGGAGCGGATAGTAATAGGTGGCGTTGGGCGGCGCGTTGCCCGTGGTGTCGGCCTTGACGTAATAGTTGACGCCGCCCGAGCTGAACAGGTCGCCCGCCTCGTACGCCGTGCCGCCGTTGTAGGCCGGCGGCGAGCCGGCCAGCAGTGTGGCCCCCTGGGTGTGGAACCGCACGTACTGGTCCCCGAACTCCAGCGCCATGGTCTGGGTGTTGCTGTAGGTGAACGGCCGGATGCAGGCGGCCTTGCTGCTGTCCTTGGTCTCGCGCACCAGCAGCGTGCCGGGGCGGTTGGCCGCCGGGCCGTGGGGCGCGATTATGAAGTTGCGGCAGAGCGCGAGACCTGTCTGATACTTTGCGTCGTCGATGCGGCCGAAGAACTCGGGCGAAAGCTCGCCGCCGCCGAACGATCGCTGAAGGCTGCGGACATTAACCACGGGTCGGCCCCAGATCTGCCCATGCGCTGGGCGCGCTGCGGCCGGCGAGCCAGGTAGGGGTGTGCTCCAGCCGCTTGCGCGCCTGGCTCGCGCTGGAGCCGGTGGCCCGCGCGAACATGAGCTGGAAAGCGTTCCAGCACCGGACAGCCTCGGCCGCGCCGGTCTCGCCCTTGATCAGCGGCCCGGCGACATAGGACGCCAGCAGCCAGGCCAGGGCCTCGACGAACAGCGGCGTATATCGCGCCGGGTCCGAGACCTGGGCGACGTACCGGATAGTGGCGTTGGGCGTGTTGGTCAGGATCAGACCGTTGCCGTCGTCGTCGCTCTCGCAATCGAACTCGGCCGCGCCGCCGTCGCTGTCGCGCATGTAGCCCTCGGGCAGCACCGCCAGGACGCGGATCAAGCCGTTGGGCTCCTGATAGACGTAGCGCCACGCGCTGTTGGCCATGTCCTCGCGCAGGGCGGGCTGGGCGCGGCGGGTGGCGAACTTCCACGCATGCAGCTCCAGCAGCGTATCGCGGGCGATCGGTAGGAAGCGGGCGCAGTGCTCGGCCTGGGCGCTTCCCTCGGGCGGGTCAAGCGCGGACACGGTGGCGTCGTCGCCCAGGTGGGCCAGCGCCAGGTTGGCAAGGTCGACGTTATTGGTGGCCATGGTGTCCTCGGAGCCAAAAAGGGCGGGCCAGTTGCCCGTGCCCGCCCTTCAACTTAGGTGATAGCCGCAGCGTCCGGCTCTAGGCCAGATCGTCGCCCGTGGCCCCACCGGTTGCCGTCGCCGGCTTGGCGGCCTTGTGCGGGGCCGCAGCGGCGGCGTCAGCCTTCGCCTTGACGCCCTTGACCGGAACCTTGTCGGTCTGGTCCTCGTGGTCATCGGCCTGGGCGTCCACGATGGCCTGGGCCGCGTCGTTCAGGGGCGACAGGTTGTTGCCCACCTGGGTCATGCGGCCGTCGTCGCCAGCCTCGGGCGTGAAGGTCACTTCCGCGCCTTCATCCAGCAGGGCGTGGTCGACGAACGACTTTTCCATCACGCGCCAGCGCGGGGCTTCGTCATTGGTCTGGGGAGCGGGGTTGCGAGCGCGGGCCATATTGGTTTCCTTCTGTGAGCCGCCGGGTCAGGGGACGAACCATCCTCTGGTGACATGGGCCGGGGAGATCCCCAGCCCATGGGTATCAGAGGATGGTGAAGCCGCCCGCGTAGTATTTCACGTCGGACGCATCCAGCAGGATGCGCGAGCTGATGGTGCCCACGGTGTAGATGCCGACACTGACGTACTGGCAGCCCAGGTAGCGCTGGCCGTTGGTGCCGACGCCAGTCGGGCCGGTCAGCTCGGGCAGATCCTGGAGGAACATGGCCCCCAGCACCAGCGCGGCGGTCAGGATGACGCGACCGTTGCCGATGACCGTGGGCGTGCCCAGGTTGGCGGCGGCCGAGGTGATGATCTGCGGCTGCACCGAGGTGCCACCCGAGAAGGCGACGTCCACGTTGTGAAGCATCTTCAGGTCAGAGGTGCCCAGGTCGCGCGCAACGCCTAAGTCAATGGTGTTGTTCGACAGATAGGTGTCGGCGGCTCGGATGGTGGCGAGCGCGTCCGACACGAGAAGCAGAGCGTCGGTGATCATGGTCTTGTCTTTCCGGCCAATGGCCAAAAGGGGTTGAAGTCGACGGCTTGGGGGCGAGCCCGAAGGCCCGCCCCACTGGCCTCAGACCACCCTCGCTTCAGTGTTCAACAGCTGGTCGCAAATTCGGATCGGCACCGCGAGGAAGCTCATGTTGGTGATCGGCTTGCCGAACTGGTTCAGGGCCTCCTGCACCTTGACCGCGTTGGTCGAGGCGTTCAGGCCTTGGATCGGCAGCATCTCGGCCACGGTGCGGTTCATGTAGAACACCGGGCGGCCCATGGCCAAGTTGGGGATGCGGAAGATAGCCCGCGTCATCAGCTTGATCAGGTTCGCCGCCGAGCTTTCGGCGACGAGGTTGGCCGTGTTGATGTTGGCGATGCGCACGACGTAGCGCCAGTCTTTCACGGCCAGGCCATTCTTCCACTGGTAATGCGTGCGCAGGGCTTGGAACCGGCCGCCGGCCGCGTCGATCACGGTGTCTTCGCCCAGGTCCTCGTGCTGGAGGCCAGCCTTCGAGCCCTTGGGGAAGGGGCAGAACACCGTGTTTTCGCCCCAGACGATCAGCCAGATGCTGGCGTTGTTGGTCGAAGCGCCGCCCGCATCCATGATCGACTGCGCATTGCCGGCCGACAGCGAGCTGTAGCGGGGCGCGAGGCCCAGGTATTGCTTGGGGTCGGTGCCGGGATTGCCGTAGAACATGGTCGACGCTTGCGTCTGGTTCATGGCTTCGAGGAACGCCACGTCTTCCGACAGGCGGAAGGCGGCGGTGTTGCCGTTCAGCATGGCCAGATCTTTGTCGATCTCGCTATAGGCCTCCAGCATGCCGCAGGTCTCGTCAACGGCGGCGGTGGTGGACTTGCTGGTGGGCACACCGGCGTTCAGGGCGCGCCAGTAGACGGTGGGGAGACCGGTGCGCACGACGACCTTGTGGCCGGTGGGCAGGTTGCCCTCGACGAAGACCGCCTCCTGAAGGATGACGTTCATCTGCGACAGCAGCTCGGCCACGGTGGCGGTGGTGCCGTCTGGGTCGATACGGGCGGCCCAGTCGGCCAGGGTGAGGTTGGTGGTGGCCAGGGTGGCCATGGGCGTATCTCCTTGCGGTTTCTGTCAGGGTCCCCGGACCTACTTCAGGTTCGGGTAAAGGCGTTTGGCGCGGTCGCTTTCGCTACGCCCCATGCCCTGGCCGGTTTCACCGTCCACCAGGGTGTCTTCACTGATCGCGCCGCCGACCCGAACCAGCAACCGGAGGAACTCCGGGTGCATGGACAGGCCCGTGGCGTTCAGCAGCCCCGTCAGCTCCGGTGTCCCGAAGGTCACCAGCGCCTTTTTGGCGGTCGCCATGTGGACCGGGAAGCTCTCGCCACCGATCTCCTTGTCGTGCCGCGCCTCTTCCGCCCACTGGGTCTTGGCCGTGGTCTGCTGGGCTTCCATGCGGGTCATCAGCGCTTGCGCGTGCTTGACGCCGAGGTCGATCAGCTTCTGGGCCTTGTCCTGCGGGAGGTTCAGCTCCTTGGCGATGGTCGTCAGCTCGCCGCCATATTCGGCGTCAATCTGAAAGCCCTCGGGCATGGTGAACTCGGCGTAGGTCTCGGGCGCGCCAGTGGCCTCGCCCTTGCCGTCTTCACCGCCCTGGGCGCTATCGCCTTCGGACGCGCCGCCATCGGCGGCTTGCTCGTTACCGTCACCCTGCACGACCGCCGCAGCGGCCTCGCCTTCAACGGCTTCCGAACCTTGGGGTGCTTCAGGAGATCCGGCGACAGCGGCCGAAGCCGCAGCGCCCTCAACTCCGGTCGCGGCCGAGGCGGTGTTGGCGGTCGCCTCGGGCGTGATCAGCGTTACGTCAGTCAACTTGGCTCTCCTGAAGCATGGCGATGTATTGATCTTTGCAGTGGACTTCGATCAAAGCCATGAGCTTCAGACCGACGTTACGTTCCCCCTCGTTGAAAGCTGTTATGCTTCCGCTGTGGTTGAAGCTAGATCTATACAGTCCTGTCTTCGCTAGAAGCCGGCGGACAATCCGGCGGCCTCGCTTACTTCCCATGAGCCACTGAAGGTCCCCGATCTCGTCGCGCATCGCTTGCAGGGTTTGGTCCTTGCGGGCCTGGTCCTGCTCTTCACGAGCTGCGGGGTCGAACGGGTCATAGTCAGTGGCCATGGCCTGTTATGCCGAGAGCGCGGGCCAGTATGCGCACCCCTTTAGGGCCGACAGCAAAACGCCCCCGGCTTTGGGCCGAGGGCGTTGCCGGACTGAGTAGGGGCGTGGGGGTCTAGGAGTACCGGATCAGCGCGTTTTCCTGGCGGCGGGAAAGGGCCTCGCACGCTGGAGCCGTGGGGTGGGCGCTATCGCTATAAAGCAGCGTGTCGCGCGATCCATTGTTCGCCACAGCCCCGACGCGTCCTGTGCCGTACAAGTCCATAGTCATCAGCGTGAATGCGACCTGGCTGTATTTTCCAGGGAAGTTAGAGCCGTGAGCCGCCGCCGTGTCGGAGTCATACCGCCAGATGGAGCCGACATATGTCACAAGCTCGCCTGGGTTATAAACCGTCGCGTTGACGTAGGCCCCAACGGGATCGGCAAACGCATTGCCGATCATATCGTAAAAAATAGCACCAGCGGCAACAGCCGCAGCGGCGATAGCCTTGTTGGTGGTAGATGTGTTGGCTGAGAGGGTGTCAGTCGCATTGCTCGGCTGGACTCCGAAAACGATAAAGCGAGCTTTTGGGCACGCTGCCCGGTACGAGGCATACGCAGCAGCGGCGGCGGCTCCAACGCCCGACAGTGCGGTATCGTTAACACTACCCATAAACAGAATGTCGTCTGGCCGGAACGCGGCAGCGCGAGCTACACGTTCCGCACTGCCAAAGACCGACTTCGTCACCCCGCCTCCGTCATTGACGTAGCCGGTTCCGCCCAGAGAATTGTTACAAATATTCAACTCCATGCGCATCAAAAGCAAATTTGGTGGACTTTGAATGGAGTCGATCGCAGCGCTGTCTTCGTTGAAGCTGTCGCCCACAATCATGACCTTACGGCGCGGCGTCGTCGCCTTCACTTCATCTTGAAGTCCGACAACAATTCGACCGAGTTGATTGAATGACGTGCCGAGAAACTCGATCCGTCGTAGCGCAGCGCTTCCGAAGGTTAGTGTTACGTAATACGTTGTCCCGGCCACGGTGGTTAGTGACGACGCTTCTGGCGCAGCGATTGCGGGCTGACCGTCCACGTAATACATGAACTTTTCTGCATCACCGGAAGCTCGGCGGTAGCCGAACGTGATCGCGGTTCCGTAGTGAAGCACCTCACAGCCGCGAAGCTGTTGAGTTGTGCCGTCAAGATTGTAAGCCCCATGCACGTTGCTGTATGCACCAACGCCGCCCAGGATTTGGGCGTTCTCGCGGCCCATTAGCATTGCCCTCCCCTCGGTAGGGGCGGACGCCGAATATGTAATCGTGGGCGGGCTTGACATGACTGTCGTTGAGCGACGCGGAACGTTTAGCTCACTGGACAGCGCAATACCCGATGCCGACATGGCGCTGCGGACGTCGTTCATTTCAGCGACGGTAGGCGCGCGGTCGCCCGTGCCGTCGAGGTCGATATAGCCGTTCATGCGCTAGGCTCCACGACGAGGGCTTTGCTGGATACGCGGAGAACCATGCCGCCGACGCGGAGGGCGGAACCGCCGAAGGAGCGCCAGGGAGCCCCCCCACCCTTGCTTAGGGAGGAAAGGCTCAAGTTGCGAAGACGAAGGGCCATTACGCCACCCATAGGGTTACGAAGTTGCCGGCCGCCAGGCCGGTGACATACAGCGCGTTATCCAGCCCAGGGAGCTGGATATCAAAGCTGGCGGTGTCATAGCCCGAGACCGGCATGCCGGTGTTGTGCGCCGCGCCCGCGGTCAGATGCAGGTTGCAGTCGGCCGCGTTTGGGTTGCCGAACACCACGGCCCGGCGGATATTGCCGCCCGTTGACGTGTCGGCGGCCAGGATGGGGTCGGTGCCGGCGGCTTGACCTGCGGTCAGGTCGACCTTGGTTTCTACGTAGCGGGCCATGGGCCTATCCTTCCTTGTCGGGGTAGAGGCGCGCGGCGCTCTTACCCATGCTGTCGGCCTGGGCCGCTGTGATTTCCATGGCCGTGAGCTGAATGTCCATGTCCTGCGACATGCCGCTCTGGCGTTCGCGGCTGCTGGTGCCGGTGACGCGGGCCTTGGCTATGATGATCACCTCGGTGCCCACCGGCATGAGGCCGACGCCCAGCTTGTCCATGGCCTCGGTGCCCAGACACAGCGACGTACCCCACGGGTATTTCGGGCCGCCGTCCTCGGTCTCGTCGCAGCAGACGCCGCCTTGCTTCTCGGCCTCTTCAGGCGTGAGCTTGAGGGACTTCATGGCCTAGATCCTCTCGGCTTGTGGCGACTGGTAGCCGCTGAATTGACCGATGACGTCGGCCCCCAGGTTGGAGCCGCCGCCTTGCGTCGAGACGTTGCCCAGCTTGGCCACGCCGTCGGCAATGGCCGCGTTCTTCTGGGCCTCGGCCTCGGCCGCAGCAGCCTGGGCGCGGGTCTGGCGGATGACGGCCACCTGCTGGTCGCCCACGATCAGACGCGGGTCGACGCCCAGAGCGTCGGCATACCATTCCGACCACTCGTCGGCGTCGAAGCGGTCCAGCACCTCGGGCTTGCCCATGGCGGCCACGGTGCCGAGGCCCGCGACGAAGCGATCGGCCGCGTTGGTGGCCACCGCGCGCTGGGCCTGGGCCAGGATAGACACGAACTTGACGTCTAGGGCTTGGCCTTCCATCTCGGGCGGCGGCGGGGGTAGCGCGCCTGAGGCCACGATGTAGTCGAAGGTCATATCGATCAGCGGCGACAACAGCTCGTTGTGCAGGCGCTCCAGCACCGGGCCGAGCATCAGCAGCTTTTCCTCGTGGCGCTCGGCCACTTCGGTGGCGGTCATGGTGCCGAGGTCGTTGCTTGCCAGCATCAGGAACAGATCGGCGTAGAAGCCGCTGTTGATGCGGTAGCGGACGTCCTGAATATCCTGAAGCAGGAAATCCAGCCGTATGTCCGACTTGAAGGCCTGTTGCAGGCCGCCGTTGGGTTGGGCGCTGTCGATGAAGCTCACGCCGCCGGGCAGCAGGTCGATCTCCTGGCCCTTGGCCGAGGTCGGCGCGGTCATCGGCGGCTTGGTCTGGTAGTCGATGCTCTGGGCCTTGCGAAGCTGCTCGTGCTGGAGCTGCTTGACGTCGCCCAGCACCTCCATGCCGGGGCTCTCGCCGTAGACGTCGCCGCCGACGACCTTCCACCGAGGGGCCACGGCCGGGAAGGCCTTGAAGCCGCTCTCGCGCAGGAACTTGTCCTTGGGGCCTTCAGCCTCGAAGTAGGCCGAGCGGAAGGGCATGTTCAGGTTGTCGATCTTGCGGGTGTCGCGCTCAAGCCGAGGCTCAATGGCGTGCACGATCGTGACCCAACTGTCCTGCTGGCGGCGGTCGAACAGGCCCTGCACCGTGGTGCTGCACTGGCCGTAGCCGAACTGGCGGACCATGGCCCCCACGGTGATGTCGAACTCGCGATACAGCGTGTCGACCTCACGCCGCTGGTTGGTGGCCAGCCAGTATTCGCCGAAGGTCAGCGAGGTGTGGCGGATCATATCCTTGAAGTCGGGCATGACGACGCTGGCCGCCGTGCCGAACACGCCCAGCTCTTCGTAGAGCTGGTGCAGGGCGTTGTAGGTGTTGGACTGGGCGAAGACGTCCAGCATCATCCGCGTCACGGTCGACAGCCAGACCTTCACCGGCTCCGAACTCAGCATGGCGGGGTCTGCGGTCTCCAGCCGGAACCATGGGCGCGCGGGGCTGGTCATGCCGGACATGAGGCCGGCGGCCAGGGTGCGCACGGCCTTGACGCCCGTGTTGTCGTAAATGGCGTTGTGGCGGTTGCCGCCCCGGTTGCGGTCCTGGGCGAAGAACCTCGAGCTGCGGGGCATGAGGTTCTGAGACAGCTCCTTGGCGTGCCCATCCCACGACGCGCGCTCGGTGCGCAGCGAGCCGAGGCGCTGAACCACCTTGTCCTTGGTGTTGGGCTCGACGTGGCCGCCCTGGCCGTTCTGGGCTGCTGGCCGTGGGGTCTTCGCCATGGGCTAGTTGCCGCCCAGCAGGGCGGGACGGCCCAGGGTCAGGGCCGCAGGCGCGACGCCGCTGGCCCCGGTCAACATGGTGCTGCTGACCCCGCCGCTGTTGGCCGCCTTGTTGGCCTTCAGGCTGACCGAATAGTTGGGCTTGCGGCTGGCCTGGCCGGTGTTCTTGCGCAGTTGCTCGGCCTGGGTCATGGCGTCTTTCTGCATCTGGGTCAGGGACAGGAAGCCTTGGTTCAGGGCGTCGCTCGCGTTCTTCTGGGCGTCGAGGATGGCCTGCTGGTTCTGCTGGGCCAACAGGGCCTGCTGGGTGATCTGCTGGTTCAGGACGTTGGCCGCGCCGGCCGCGTCGCTGTTGGCGATGCCCTGCTGCTGGGCCAGCAGCTCGGCCGGGGTAGCCCCGCCGCTCTCGGTGCCGTAGTTCACCTGGGGCTTGGTGGGGTCCTTTACGGCCGGTGCCGTGGGGGTGGCGGGCGCGGTGCCCGCAGGCTCGGTCTGCGCGCCAGAGCCCTCGCCCCCGAACCGCAGGGCGCGGCGGTCAGCCGGATCGGTTGGCAGGTCGATTTTGATAGGCACGCACATGCGCAGGGCTCCCGGTCAGCGGCCTAGATATGCCGCAGGCTGGGGGCCAGTATGCGCACCCCCTACCGAGCGTACGGGTCGTAGTCCCTACCCTTGGCCCCCATGGCCGCGCGCACCACGTCGATCTTGGGTGTGTCGAGCTGGGCCAGCACGATGGCCGACCCTCGGTCGGGGCTGCGGCCAATGCGTTTGATGATGGCCTCGCGGCTCTCGACCACGATCGTGGAGCCCTGGGGCGTCCACGTGGGCGCGCAGAGATCGGCCTTAAGCCGGGGGTCGGGGGGCAGTGCCCAGCCCATGTTGTTGTCCGGGTCAAGGCCCTCCCGGAACTTCCACCACAGCTCTGACCGTTGGTTCAGGAACCGCAGGCGGCCCGAGCGGTCCATGCCTAGGGCCTTCTCCCGCACGTCCACGCCAATGACCTGCTGGCGCTGGTTGCGCAGAATGTCGTAGGGCGAGGCCCCCACGCCGATGACGTCGATGTGGATAGGGGCCATGTCCCGACGGGCCAGGAGCGCGAGAGCGGCGGTCTCGTTGCCGCTGGGCGTCTCCTTGCCCGGGTACACCAGCATCTCGTCATACCACCGCCCATGCCGGCGGGCGATGGACGTCTCGTCGCCGTTGCTGTTGCCGTCCTCCTTGCCCCGGGCCACGTCCACCCCAACGCTGTCCATCGGCGGCTTGACGTCCTTGGGCTTCCACCTGGCCATGGCGGCTTCCACCCAGGCCGTGGGGATCACCTGCCAAATGCTGTCGCTCATGCCGGCCAGGAAGTCGCCGTTGAGCATCTGGCTGCGGAGGGGTTCGGGAAGGGCTTGGAGCTGGGCCATGTAGCCGGTTCCCATCAGGTGGGGGTTGTCGGTGACGCGGGAGGCGATGAACGTCCGGCTGGTGGGCTGGATGATCAAGGCCTCGCGGTCGCCCTCGTAGTCCTTGGGGTCGTAGTCGTAGCTCGGGTGGCCATCCACGAGGATGAACCTGCGGCCATCGTCCACCGGGTAGTCCTTGCCGGCCACGGTGCCGAACCACCGCAGCTCGCCCTGCTTGGCCGGGTTGGGGTGTTTGGGGTCCAGCCACGGGGCGAAGAACTCAATGATCCATCGGCCCTCGGACGACGTTGGTGGGTTGAAGCACAGCAGCGCGCGGCACCGCTGGCCCTTGACCGTGGTCCGCAGCCAGCCCAGCAGGAAGCGCACCTGGGCTTCAAGGAAGTTGGCCGCCTCATCGTAGACGATCAGGTCGTGCGGTCGGCCTTGGAACCCGCGCTCATCGCCCAGGTTGGGGAGCGAGGCGAACTCGATCTGCTGCTTGGTGGCCTTGGGCACGGCCTTGCCATCGGCCCCGGGCAGGTAGTCGATGCGCTGGCGCTTCCAGACCTTCTTCTGGCCGTTGTAGCCGTCCTTGTTGCCGATCAGATCTTCAAGCCGGTCCTCAATGCCCAGCAGCTCGGTGCCCACGCGCCGAAGCATCAGGATCTTGCGGTGCTGGGTCAGGGCCAGGCCGCAAGCCAGGTCAGTGTTGTGCGTCGGGACCATGTTGCGGCCAGCGAGATATAGGCGAGACGGGCTATCGACCGCGATGCACTTGGTCGGCACGCTAGCCACCGGCTCGCACGCTGTGATGTACCGGAAATTGGTCGTGCGTCGGCAAGGCTTAAGCCTCGCTAGCTTACGGGTCAGGCGAAACACCGGCAGGTCAGTGGCGAACTTGACGCGCCACCTGGGGCCGCAGTCTTTGCCGTTCAGCTTGGCGCGGCCTTCAGTGATCGTGGCCTTGAGGCCCAGGCTGACCACCAGCTCGTGGGCCGCATCGACCAGCCGACGGTTGGTGTTGTCGAACTCACAGCCCCCGTCCAGCGCCGCATGACCATCGGTGTCCATGAGCCCCTGCAACAGCGCCAAGCGTTGGTCGTAGGACCCACGCAGATAGGCCCCCGGCACGTGCTTGTTTTCCAGCAGGCCCATGGCCCGCAGCCTGACCTTCAGTCCTCGCACCAAGTGCCGCTGCGGGTCCTTGTCGCTGGTCTCGACCGTCTCGCCTAAAGCCCTTAGGTTGTCCAGCAGCTCGACGTCTATGCCGGTAATGTAGCTGTTGCGCGCACTGCCATCCCCCAGCCACACGCCCAGCACGTAGGGGTCCAGCGGTAGATCCGCGTGTGGCAGCGCCAGCGCGCCTTGGACGCGAATGGCGTGGTTGCGCCGTCCGGTGGCGGTCGTGAGCGTAACGGCTATGGCTTGGGTGTCTCGTATGCTGCCCTGAGGCGCAGGCCGGCCGGCGGCCGACGACGCTGCGTTGCGCAGTGCTAGGTCCGGTCGCTTCCCTGCCCCACGCGCGGGCCTGTTGGCCCTGCGCTTGGCCCTCCACTCAGGGTCCGTGCGCGTCAGGGCCGCCAACTCCTTGGCGTCGAACGTCAACCAGCGGTGCACGTCATCGGCCACCAGGCTGGCGCTGTCGTCGAACGTCAGGCGATAGCATGGTCGGTGGCTTATCCCGCTGGTGGCCGTTACCCGGCATGGCAGGCCGTGTTCGTCCAGCAGCCAATCGCCTTCGGCCACTGCGCCCATGGTCGTCCAGCCGGTAGGCGTGGGCAGCTCGGTGTCGAGGGCCAACCCCTTGCCGCCCCCGGCCGCCCCGCCATAGCCGGTGATATCGGCCTGGCTCTCGTAGGCCATGCGCTGCGGGTGCGGGACGCCGTTGCGGTCAGGGATCGGCACCCAAGGCTTGCGGCGGGCCAGCTCGCGGCCGATCAACACCATGCGCTCCAGAGCCTCACGGCTTAGGGGCACACACCGGCCGTCCGCGTGGCGCACGTGGATGCCCATTAGGCGAAGTCCTCAGGGCTCCACGCCTCGCTCTCGGGCTCTGGGTCGGCCACGAGCTGCGCGCCCTCGGGCAGCACCATCCGGCCGCTGGACATGAGGTCCATCAGCTCGGCCAGCAGATCCTCGTTGGTGGCGTCGGTGAAGGTGATGGAGCCCGAGTGCTCGACGTTGAGCTTGTCGCCGTAGTTCTTCGGGTAGAGCTTGGCGGCCCGCCATTTGGCCGTGTCGGCCATGAGCCGCGAGCGGTTGGCGTCGATGGCCACGAACATGCCGTTGGGCAGTTGGACGTGGGTTTGGTTCGAATACTGCTTGGCCAGGTCGGCCTCGGCGTCACCGGCCAGCTCACGCGCATGCACGTACAAGGCGGCGAACTCTGGGTGCTTTGCACGCCATTGGCCAATGGTCGAAGGCTTGGGCATGCTCTCGTCGGCGCAGATATCCTTCAGGCTGATGCCTTCGGCCATCTGATCGACGATCCAAGCGCCAATTTCTGGGGTGTAGTCGGTGGGCCTTGCCATGGCGGCAAAATGCCCCAGGCCATTGGCCAGTACGCGCACCCCAAAAAGAAAGCCCCCAGCCGAAAGGCCGGGGGCTCAAGTTCAGGGGAAGCTACCTACAGGTCGAAAGCTACGCCTTAGGCCAGAAAAGCGCAATAGCCGAAAGCGTGATCAGCGTGGCGAACAGCGCGCCGATCCAGAACTTGCTCGGCAGATAGGGCAGCTCGCTGTTCACGTCGCGCCCGGGCCAATCGGCGTAGTTCGTGTGCTCGTGGTCTTCGATGCGCTGGAGAGGCGGCAGGTAGGCTTCGCGCGGATGCTGCGGCGGGAGGGCGTTGCGCTCTGCCCAGCTCTGGGCTTCGATCGCGTGCTCAAGTTCCTTCGGGGTCATGGTCTCGTCTCCTTTGGTTCGCAGACCTTGGTTTACAAGCTATTGGTTGTCAACTCGTTTCCAACGATCTGGGTAGGCCGCGCGCCGCCGGTAGTTGACGATATCGCGCACCGTGCGTTTGGGGACCTCAAACTCTCGGGCCAGGGCCTTGTAGCCGATCCTCGGGCCGGTGCCGTCAACCCCCGCCTCGTACCGATCGCGCATGGCCTCCACCTGGGCGTCGGACAGCACAGCGTTCTGGTGATCCTCCCCGACCCTGGCCTTGTATACCAGGCCCACGAACTTGCCCTTGGTGTCCTTCCTAGCGGCGGTTGGGCGCGAGCCCTCGACCGAGGCAAAAGCGGCTGGTTTCAGGTCGGCCATTTGTAGCCTCCTATCCACCTATCCACCCCACCCACCTGTTCCCTACCTCTCCTATACCCCCCTTTTCTATTCTCTAACCCCCTTCTACTACTGTTAACTATTATAGGTGGGGAGGTGGATAGGAAGTAGGTAAAAAACTGAAACCATTGGTTTTTTCCCCGCACCACCTCCGAAAAACAGGTGGCTAGAAGGTCGCTAGAAAAGTCACCCGAGGTCAGCATTTTCGTCCTCCCAGGTTTTTACGTTTCTTCCACCTATCCACCTCTGACCGCGCACCATGCCCAGCTCTTTAAGGACAGCGGCCACCCGCATCTGGTCCGCTTTTCGCACCCGCCCCGCATCAATGCCGCAGGCCGAGAGCAACACGTCTTCCGACCGAAGGCCGCCCAGCTTGCGGGGGGTGCGTCCCTTCAGGTCAGGTTCATCCAGCCACCGGCCCACGACCGACAGCCAGGCGTCGGTGTCCGTAAAGTTGGCGTGCTCATCCCGCGCCAGCTCTTCAGCCTCCACGAAGGCGACGCCGCCCGCGCGCCAGCGCTCGCGCCCCTCGGCCCAGAGCTGAAGCCTGTCGGCCACGATCCCGTCCACATCGACGACGCCCAGCACCTCCATGGGCAACCACCGCCGCTGTCCCGTGTTGGCCCCCATGAACTCCCGGTCATTGCCGGTGCCCGTGAACACCAGCCGCCGCCAGAAGCGCTGAACCCGCTCGACGTACTTTGGGGTCCACTCGTCGAACGGCAGGGTGATCCAGCTCTTGATCGCCTCCCCGGAGCGCCCGGCCAGGCCCTTCAGCTCATCCAGCTCGGCCACCAGCTTGCCGCGCATCTTCCGCGACAAGTCATCGTCCCGCACGTCCAGATCCAGCTTCACAAAGAACTCATCCGCCGGGGCCATGGCCCGCACGCCGCTGGACTTGCGCAGACCCTCTTCGCCGATCAGCACGGGCACCATATCCGCCTGACAGCCAGGGGACAGCACCCGCCCGGCCTGGGCCGTCCAGACATACGCCCCCACGGCCCGGGTGTAGGCGGTGTCCTTGGTCTTGAAGTGGCGCGGATAGAACGACGCGATGCGCTCGACGCCATCCCACGCCGGAACCACGGTCTCCAGCCAGTGCACGGCGCTGTCGAACTGCTGCGCCCTGGCGATGCTGACCAAGGCGTCGCGCATCAGCTCCTTGCCCACCGGCTTGAACCGGATGCTCTCCAGATGGATGCGCAGATCAACCGCGTCCGCGTCTTCGAACGACCGCCATTGCTCGGGCTCTTCGGCGATCATCAATTCACCGCGGAAGGTGTCATACCGAAGCTCTACGCCGCAGGCGTGGGGTGCGGCCAGCGCCTTGACCACGTTGGGCAGGAAGGCCTCCACCTCCCCGCTCTTGGTCCTGACGAACCCAGGCAAGGGCAAGCCCGCCGTCATCTCAGGGTGGGCCGCTGTGGCCTTCACCTTAGGCGATGGCTCTGGAGCCCCAGACGGCAGGCTACCGGCCGCCGCGAGGTAAAGCGCCACGGGATCGGCCACCGAGGCCTCAGGCCGCGTTACAGGCTGTCCGACGGGGGAGAAGTCGGCCTTGTCCGCTGGCTTCTTGCCGACAGCCGCGAAGAACTCTTTATCCGTCCGTCCGGTGCATGACGCATGGAGGCAGGCAAAATGGCCCTGGGCATAGCCCGTGGTCCCGGCCATGAGCCATGCGGCCTCGGTCTCGCCGCTGTCGCTGCTGTGTCCGTCCTTCCACGGGCAGGCCACGAACAGCTTGCCGCCTTGGTAGCCGTAGGTTTCCCAATTAGCCTCGAGCCATTCCGCAGTTGGATCAGCCACCGCGCCGTCTTGCCCGTCCCCGTCCCGCCGTACCGATCGACGTTCAGTGTCGGGCAGCGCGAACTCGGCGGCGATGGCCGCCCATCCGCGCTCGAAGTCATCAGCCGAGATCTCAGGGAAGTCGGCGGGGAGGCCGCCAACCCACTCGTATCGGTTGCCGCTTGGATGATGCCCAACGGCGATGAACTGCTGGCCATTGGCCAGGAGCTCAACGAGGCCGTCGACCACTCGAAACGAGCGCTTTCGGAAGTCACCAGGAAGTCGGAAACCCAGAAGCTGCTTTCCGGTATCGGCGCGTCGCCGAACAGGTAGCTCTCTTCCCAAGCCCAAAGCGTCGAGGAAGCGCCGCGCAACAGCGGCCGAGAGCCCAGGGTCTGGCACGTCGATGTCCAAGCCACGAACTTCGCGCGTCTGGATGCAAATTCCGTAGTCACCTTCTTGGCTCCACTTCTCGACCTGGCGGGCGGTGGTCTGGCGCTCGGTCCAGTCCTTCAGGCCCGCGACTTCGCGCCGCTGGTTGTAGGCGCTGGGCGTCTTGCCCAGGCCCTTCATGCGGCTGTCGCCGCTGATCTTGGCCTCGGGATTGGAGACCACGGGCAGCAGATCGGCCGTGAGCCCGCAGCTCAAGTCGAAGTGCGCCCAGTCCTCGGGCGTTGCGCCCCAGGTCATGCCAGCTCCGCAGCGTCTAGGGCTTCGCCGATATGGCGCATGACCAGGGTGCACATGGTGTCGCCCAGGACGTTGTAGCGAGGGCCATCGGCCATAGGCTTTCCGCCGTCCTGGGGGTCCGTGTAGCCGTCGGGAAAGGCCTGAAGGCGTTCGCACTCGGTGACGGTCAGGCGGCGCACGCGCCAGCCATCGGCCAGGAATGTCTCGGTATCGAAGTCCAGACGACCGTGGGGGGATTTGCAGGCTGTCCTGGTGGTGGTGGCCACGTCTATGGCTCCCGCCTGATTGTTCCCGCCGCAAGCGATGAAGTCGCCGCCTTGCGCCCCGCTCACTGGGCCGCCCGCCATGAGCGGTTGGGCCACGTCCGTAACCCTGGCCTTGAAGTCCTTGCCGCTGTTCATCGGCATGATGCTGAACGGCACGGCCAGAATATGCCCCGCCTCCGCGCCCTTGTCCGTCGCCAGTCCGCTGCCGCCGTGGCCGTTCGGGCCCAGGGCCGAGGTCAGCGCGCCGACTACGCTAGGTCCGAGTGGTCGGACAGCGACAACAGGGTCTTGTCCTCGGGTGTCTCCAATTCTGCTGCTGCTGCCTAGGCCACTTGCCTTAAGGCTTGGTACAACAGCGATGGCAATTTCTTCCCCCTGGCTGCGGCGCGGCGGATGATCCCCGCGCAGGCTTTCGCGCTCAAGAAGAACCGGGGATCGACCGGCCCAGTCTCCAAAATCTGCCAGAGCGAAAACGCGACGCCGCCGCTGCGGTACTCCGAACCATTGCGCGTCCAGCACGCCCCATTCGACCATGCCCAGGCCGCCCAGCGCGACGCCTTCAGTCCCCCAGCCGTGTTTGGGGGGTTCAGGGTCTTCGCATCCTGCCAGCGCTCCAACCACCGCTGCAAAGTCTCGGCCCTTGTTGCTGCTGAAAGCGCCGTAGACGTTTTCCCAAAGAGCGTATCGCAGGCCGCAATGCTCCCTGGCCCATCCGACGATGCGATTGGCGGTGTGAAAGAGGCCAGAGCGTTCACCGGCAAATCCCTTGCGCTTTCCGGCCAGGGACAGGTCCTGGCAGGGCGATCCGAACACGATCAGGTTGATAGGACCGAGAAGCGCTATGTCTTCCTCGGTGATCTTGGTGACGTCGCCCAGGTTGGGCACGTCGGGGTAGTGATGGGCCAGGATGCGGCAGGCGGCGGGCTTGATCTCCGACACGGCCTTGCACTTCCAGCCGAGGGGGGTCCACGCCACAGAAGCCGCCTCGATACCGCTGAACAGCGACACGAACTCACGGCTCATGCCTTCACCTCGTAGCCATTGGCCAGGGCCCAGGCCTCAACCTCGGCGGCCGACCACCACGCCCGGGGGCCTTTGCCCGGCTGCTTCGCGCCCTTGGGAAAGTCGGCCCTACGGATCAGGGCATAGATCGTCGGCCGCGCAACGGGTACCCGCGCGCGAACCTGCTCGATGGTCAGCAGGGTCACGGTTCAACCTTTGAAAAGCAATGTCGCCCTAGCCGTGGGCTACGCCGCGCGGGCTGTCAACCGTGTACGGCGGAACTATCCCCAAGCCGATGGGGTTTAGGTGGGTTGGTCCGTACCGGCGCTAGCGGTCGTAACGTGGGCCGTCAAAGGCCTTCATCCCCGTCTGGGTGCTGCGGCGGGTATGGCGCTTGCGGCGCGCGGTAACCATTGGCCAGCGCCCGGGTCTCGACCTCAAACAGATCGCGAATGACCGGATCGACCAGCAGCCTGGGGTCCACGCCCGAGGCGTGACTGATCTGGCGCGCGCGGCCCACGGGCGCGAAGCCCTTGTCCACCCAGCCCTGCACCGCCTGCTTGGCGACACCCAAGGCCTCGGCCAGCGCGGTCTGCCCGCCCTTGGCCTCTACGGCCTGTTGAATACCAGTCTTTTCCATGGCCCATCACATGCCAAACCGTGGCCGATCGTACAAGCATAAAGTTGTCGCTTGACGGCGCGAGCCGAGCGGCTTAGATCGGTATCGGCAAGCATTTCATTGTCAGGATAGGACCAAAACATGAGCGACCTGAAACTGATCGGCCTCGCGCTGATCGCCGCCGGCCAGGTGCTGGCGGGCGTGGCCACCGCGTCGATCCCCAAGGGCGGCGAGGCCAAGACCGAGACGAAGACCCCCAAGGCCAAGGACGTCGAGCCGGAGCCCGAAGACCACGGCATCGAATACCAGACCGTGAGCGATCTGGTCGTGCGCGTGTCCAAGGAACTGGGCCGCGACGCCGCCGTGGACTTCCTGAAGACCTTCAAGAACCCCGCCGACGGCAAGCCGGCGAAGAAGGGGGCCGAGATCTCGCCGGCCGACTATCCGCGCGCCGTCGAGGCGGCCACCAAGCTGCTGGACGACGCGGCGGCCGACGTCTCCTGACCACTGGGCGGCGGGCCTCGCGCCCGCCTCCTTTGGCCGGTGGTTCTGGGCTGCGGCGTAGACAAGCCAAAAGACCGTGGCAGGCTTCTAGGGGTCCATGCCTTCCCCGACATGAACTGAAGCTCGGAACCACCACCCTAAGGAGATTACGCCATGACCTATCCTTCCGAGAAAATGGACCGCCTTAACGCGCTGTTGTCGCAAGCTGGCAAGCTGGTGGACGAGCTGCAACGCGAAGGTTTTGAGGTGTGCATGTCCTTGTGGGATCGTGACCGCCCCGGCAGCGCCGTGAACGGACGGCTTCAGGCCAACTGCTGTTACGCTGAAGCGCGCGAGATCAAGCTGTGAGAAGCAAGCTTATCGCAGCCGCCGCCGTGGTCGGTATCTCCCGGCTCGCAATCGTGAACCAGGCGCTGGCGGCTTCGAGCCACGAGCCCCAGGTGATCGAGAACCGTGGCCAGGCCATGCCCAAGGCCGCAGCTCGTCTGGCCGCCGGCTCCCGCGCTGGCCGCAAGGCCAGGGCTCGCGCTGCGGGTCTGGAGCTTATGCAAGCCCAGCAGCTCACGCTCGACGTCTCCCGGCTCCATCCCCGGTGGCTGCGGGCCGCTGTCCAAGAGCTTATGGCCGCCGGGCTCGACGTCACGCCGGGCCTGATTGGGGACTTCCGGCGCATGGGCGTTGAGCACACCCAGCGGTACGTGGGGGTATACTGTGGCCGTTGAGAAAATCCCGAACTGGGTCGAGGCGCGCAATTCGCAGATCATCGGCCAGTTCATAGACGTCAATCAAGACGGCCAGTTCTGGAGCTACAGAGCGGGCGAGGCGGATCTGCCGTTGAGCGGCACCTTCACCGCCCAACAGCTTCGCGACCTGGCCGACATGATCGACGCCAACCGGCACTTCAGCCTCGCGGGCTGGGCGGCTTGGGGCGATATGGCCGTCATCCGAGGGCACCCGTGCTACGGCAACGGCTGGATGGTTCGCCGTAATGACGGCAGTTGGCGGTACATCCCGTGAGCGCCGAGGGCTCCTTCAACCACGGCACCGCCGGCCGGATCAACGTCGAGCGCGACAAGGACGGCGGCGTGACCCTGCGGCTGTTCCAGTGGAGCCTGAAGCCCGACGCCGGCCTGACCAAGGCCGAGGCCGAGAAGCTGATCGACAAGCTTCAGGAGGCCCTCGCCCCGCCGCGCCCGCCCAAGGCGCTGCGGTTCCCGACTGACGACTTTGACCCGGAGGAATTCGCGTGAGAATGTTCGACCGTGTTTGCTCTTGGTGCGGCTACGTATGGCCTCGATTTGTTGGCGCACGCTGCCCGCGCTGCGGGAGGGACTAGCGTGACCAAAGACCCCTTCGGCTACTGGCCCCAGGGCCAGGCCTACCGCACCCCGCCCAAGGACGCGCCGCTCTTGCCGCTGTGCAAGGCCTGCGGCTCCCGGCACCGGGGCGCGACCCCGAACTGCAACCTGCCGAACGACCGGCCGCTGGAGGATGACGACGCATGACCGCCGCCCACGATACCGAACACCGGATCGGCACCTACACCGGCCCTCTGCCCCTGCTGAAGGGCAAGACCGCCAAGCTGATCTGCTACCCCAGCGGCCAGTGCCTGGCGACCTTCGAGGACGTCGAGACGGGCTACGGCCACGGCAAGCACGCCTTCAGCACGTCGAACTTCACGCTCGACGCGCCGATCGACTGGAACGAGGGTCAGGGCCTTGGTTGAGTTCTTCAAGTTCGTCGTCATCGTCGGCGCAGTCGCCTGGGGCGCGGCCTTCTTCCGCCTCCTGTGGCTCGTGGGCTCGTGGATCGAAGTCGTCGTACGCGAGTACGGCGAATGACCGAGCGCGTCTACGTCACATGGCCCCCGCGATGGGAACAGTTCCTGCGGGACAAGGCGCGCGAGGGCAAGGGCGCAACCGAGATCGCGCGGCTGCTGGGCACCACGCCCAGCGCCGTGGACGGCAAGGCCAGACGCCTGGGCATCACCTTGGCGGGCAGGAAGACCAAAGCATGACCCACGAGCCCGAGCACTCCCTGTTCAGCGCCAGCGGCGCGGACGGCTGGATGCACTGCCACGGCAAGCCGCTCATGGAGCGCGGCCGGCGGACCACCAGCCGGTACGCCGATGAGGGCACCGCCGCGCACACCTTGGCCGACTGGGTGCTGGTCCGCAGGATCGCGGGCGAACGGGTCTCGGCCGCCGCCTACATCGGCCGCAAGATCGAGGTGAAGCGCGACGGCGAGCCGCCCACCAGCTTCGAGGTTGACGCCGATTTCGCCGAGCACGTGGACACCTACGTCAACGGCTTCCTGGCCGCCTGCGATCAGCCGGGAGCCCTGCGCTACGCTGAACGCCGGGTCTACTACAACGAGGCCCTGGGCGTTCCGCGCCACCTGGCCTTCGGCACCAGCGACGGCGTGGCCATCCTGCTTAACGCCCCGGCCATCGTCTGGCGGGATATCGCCTTTTCGGCGGGCAATGAGATACAGATCCATGACCTGAAGTTTGGCCAAGGCGTGCGGGTGTTCGCCGATGGCCCGCAGATGAAGCACTACGCCCTGGGCGTGTTGCAGGACTTCGAGCTGGTGGCCGACTTCGACCGCGTGCGGATGGTGATCCACCAGCCGAGGATCGACCACTACGACGACCACGTGATGACCGTGGCCGAGCTGCGGGAGTGGGCCAAGGAGCCCAGCGCTGCCGCTCAAAAGATCATGTCCATAGTCGATCTGCCAAAGCTCCGACCACCGGTCGGCGGGTGGCAGGACGTCAAGGACGTGCCCGAACCGATGCGCCCGCACCTCAAGCCCACGGACAAGGGCTGTAGGTTCTGCGATGCCAAGGCCATCTGCCCGGCGCTGATCGCCGAAGTGTCCGACGCCGTGAGCGGTGGCCGGGCGGACAAGTCGGCCTTCAAGAACCTGACCGTGGACACCCCGGCCGACGTCAAGGGCTACGGCGACAACTGGCTGGCGATGTTTGCCACCAAGCTGGACCTGATCGAGACCCTGACCAAGGCCGCCCGCGCCGAGATCGACCGCCGGGTGCTCCAGCAGGGCAAAACAGTGCCCGGCTTCAAGGTGGTGATGGGCGCTCAAGGCGATCGGGCGTGGGCCAGCAAGGCCGAGGCCGAGGACGCCCTGAAGGCCATGCGCCTGCCGCGTGAGGCCATTTTCAAGTCCAAGCTGATCAGCCCGACCGAGGCTGAGAAGCTGCTGAAGAAGTCGTCCCCCGCTTCGTGGGAGACGCTGCAACCCTTGATCACGCGGGCCGAAGGCAAGCCCGCCGTGGTCCCCGAAAGCGACAAGCGCGCGCCATACGACGGCCACAAGGCCAAGGCGAGCGACTTCAAGCCCGTGGCGACGGCCCAAGGGGTGGCCGTCTCCGATAAATCCCACCCCTTCCGCTAGGAGAACGACCTTGAAACTGATGCTCACCAACCTGCGCTGCGCCTTCGCCGATCAGCTCTACGTCCCCGGCACCTTCCCCGGCGCGCCCGAGGGCTCGACCCCCGCCCACGGCATCACGCTGATCATCCCGCCGGACCACGAGGCGGTGGAGATGCTGGACGCGGGTTACGCCGCCGTCGCCAAGCAGAAGTGGAAGGACAAGGCTTCCGCGATCGTCGCCACCTGCATGAAGGACCGCAAGAAGTCGGCCTGGCAGAAGACCGAATACACCAACGACGAAGGCACGGCCTACGACGGCTTCGCGGACATGTTCTATCTGCGCGCCCGCAACGAGGACGCCCCGCTGATCCTCGGCCCCGACGCCGAGGAAATCACCAAGGGCAAGGCCGGCGCGCCGTACGGTGGCTGCTACGTCAACGCCCAGGTCGAGCTGTTCCCCCAGGACAATAGCTTCGGCAAGGCGCTGCGGTGCAAGATCCTCGGCGTCCAGTTCGCGGCCGACGGCGACGCCTTCGCCAGCGGCTCGAAGGCCGACAAGTCGGCGTTCAAGTCCCTGGCCGTGAGCCAGGACGACGAGGACGGCGACGAGGACGATTTCGCCTAAGGCTTTCGGCCGTGGAGCTGGGCAGACCACCGCCCGGCTCCATCCCCAAACCCTTAGGAGACTGCGCCGTGGCTACCTTGGAAGAACGTATGATGATCATGGGCCTTTGCCTTCAGGGCATCCTGGCCAACCCAACGCTATCGGACCATGCTACGCTGGACGCGTTCGGCCCCCAAGGCGCGGCTATCAAGCGCGCGGAACTGGTTCACTTGGCCCACCAGTACGCCGACAAGCTGCTGAACCCGCCGCCCCAGGACACCGTGGTGCAGAAGGTGGTCAGCCTGACGCGCATCGCCTACGAGGCGCTGCGGGCCGTTGGCCCTGACGTGGTGGGCGGCGAGGCTTGGCCGCCGTACGCGGAAGCCGCAGCCGGGCGTCGCGACGATGCTCTCATGCGGGTGCAAGGCCTCGTGGCCGACGCCCTTTCGGGCGTTGCGTCGCCCACGTTCGTGGGGCGCATCGTGGCCGCCGTGGTCCTCGCCTCTCAGCCCGAGGCCGAAGAGCCCGAGCCCGACCTGTTCGACGGCCAGGCCCACAACCTGCACCCAGCCTGAAGGACCGCACCCGTGGACATTTACACCTCAGACCTGAAGGCCGTCGGCGCGATCTTCGGCGAAGATCCTACCCGAGGGCCGGTGCGCATGGCCCCGCCGATCCTGGCCCAGTTCCTGAACGACTGGCCCGGGCACGTGGACGACGTGATCACCGTCGGCCTCGCGCCCCCGCCCCGCTGCCCGGTGGACGGGTTCAAGGTGCGCTTCCACCGCTGCCAGATCATCGTGGCCGGCAAGCTGGAGGGCCACGCCTTGCGCATGGACGCCCTGGCCCTGTCCACGCTGGCGGCCTACGAGGCGGCGTGGAATGCCCACCGGGTGCAGCATGCCCACTAACACCTACCGCGCCCGCTGCCGCTTCTGCGGCAAGATGGTGGCCGCGCGCGCGGGCCGCGCCGACAAGTCCGCGACCACCGGCCACTGGATGGTGAGCCATCACAAATGCTACGACAAGCGGGAGCCTTCGGCTCCCGCGCCCCCAGCCTACAGGCCGCCGTATGCCGATGATTGACGAGCTGCGCCGGGCGCGCATCGCCCAGGAAACCCACCCCCTCCAGAAGATCGTGGACATTCGTGGCAACCACCTGGGCACCGGCTGCATGCGCTGCGGCATGCTCATCCCGGCGGGCCTGTTCATGGGCTTCCGCATCCCGCCTTGTGAGCCCATACCGGTGCAGCAGCCGTGAAGTTCGATCGCACCAAGCCGCTCTACTACGATTTGGAAACCTTTAGCCCCGAGCCCATCCGCAACGGCACGCACAAATACGCGGAAAGCGCCGAGATAATGATCGCGATCTGGGCCCTGGGCGATGGCCCTACGCACGTCGAGGATCTGACCGAGGTGGACGACGCGGGCAACGTGACCTGCCGTATGCCGTCCGCCGCCCTGCTTGGCCCCCTGAGCGACCAAAGCCTAGAGGTCGTGTCGCACAAGTCCGACTTCGACAGGACCGTCACGCGGCACGTCTGGGGCATCGACTTAGACGTTAACCGGTACCATGATACCATGGTCCGCAGCATGGCCCACAGCCTTCCGGGTTCACTCGACAAGCTGTGCGAGATCATGGGCGTGCCCGAAGAGTTCGCCAAGCACGCGGGCAAGGAGTTCATCAACCTCTTCTGCAAACCCCTGCCCAAGAACCAGAAGTTGCGGCGCGCGACCAAGGTGTCACACCCTGAGAAGTGGCAGGGGTTCTTGGACTACGCCGGCAACGACGTCCTCTCGATGCGTGAGCTGTATCACATGCTCCCGCGATGGAACTACCGGGGGCGAGAGCTGGCGCTGTGGCGGCTTGACCAGAAGATCAACGACCGTGGGTTCCTGGCAGACGTCGAACTGGCGCAGGCCGCGATCACGGCCATTGGCGTCGAGCAGAAGCGCCTGGGCGAAGAGGTCCGCGACCTGACTGGCGGGGCCGTCGAGAAGGCCACCAAGCGCGATCAGATGCTGAAGCACATCTTGGCCGAGTTCGGCGTGGATCTGCCCGACATGAAGAAGGATACGCTGGAGCGGCGGATCAACGATCCCGAGCTACCGGACGGCCTGCGCCAGCTCCTGCGCGTACGGCTCTCGGCCACCACCAGCAGCACCGCCAAGTACGCGGCGATCATGCGGGCCGTGAGCCGGGACGGTAGGCTGCGGGCCGCGCTCCAGTTCCTGGGCGCACTGCGCACCGGCCGCTGGTCTGGCCGCCTGTTCCAGCCGCAGAACCTCCCTCGGCCCGACATGCTTCAGCCCGAGATCGAGAGCGGTATCGAGGCGGTCAAGGCTGGCGTGGCCGATCTGGTCCTGGCCGACGTCATGAAGCTGCTGTCCAACGCGCTGCGGGGCATGATCATCGCCTCGCCGGGCAAGAAGATCGTCAGCTCTGACCTCAAGAACATCGAAGGCCGGATGGCCGCCTGGCTCTCGGGCGAGCAGTGGAAGCTGGACGCCTTCGCCGCCTACGACGCGGGCACCGGCCCCGACCTCTACGCCCTGGCCTACGCCAAGGCCTTCGGCGTCACGCCTGAAGAGGTGATGAAGAACTACAAGGCCGGCGGCTTCTGGCGTCAGGTCGGCAAGGTGATGGAGCTGGCCCTGGGCTACGAGGGCGGGGTGGGGGCGTGGATTGCCTTCGCCATGGTCTATCGGCTGGACCTCGAAGAGCTGGGCCGCATGGCCTACGACAGCCTGCCCGACACGGCCAGGACCCAGGCCGAGATCATGCTGCAATGGCGCAAGAAAAAGCGCCTGACGACCTTCGACCTGTCGGACAGAACCTTCGTCGTCATCGAAGCTTTCAAGGCTCTCTGGCGGCAGGCCCACCCGCAGACCAGCGGCTACTGGCCCGAGCTTCAGGAGGCCGCGATCAAGGCCGTCCAGAACCGAGGCGTTCGGGTTGGGGCTCGTAAGCTGGCGTTCGTCTGCGACGGCCCGTGGCTGAAGATGATCCTGCCCTCGGGCCGGGTGCTATGCTACCCGGACCCGGAGGTGCGGGGCTCTGGCCGCGACCGCAAGCTGTCGTACGCGGGCGTCAACCAGTATAACCGCAAGTGGGGGCGGATCGGCACCTACGGCGGCAAGCTCTTCGAGAACGCATGTCAGGCCGTGGCCCGTGACGTGATGGCGCACAACATGCCAGAGATCGAGGCCGATGGCTTCGAGATCGTGTTGACGGTCCACGACGACGTGATTTGCGAGGCCCCCGACAGAGAGGGCTTTACAAGCGATCGGTTGTCAGCTTTATTGGCCGCGCCGCCCCCGTGGCTGACGGATTGTCCGTTGGCCGCTGATGGGTTTGAGGCTTACAGGTATAAAAAAGAGTAAGGGGATACCGCATGCTGGCGATTTTAATGGCCAAAATAACCGTTACAAGCCTAGTGCTGCTGGCCGCCGCCATAACGGCGTGCGCTTTGGCCGATAGCGCAAATCAAGACTACCAACCGCCGGGGTCTTTGTGGCACCGCTTCGGCGATTTGGTGGAAACAGTAAGCGGCTGGGCTATCGCGGTGTTCGCAACCGCGTCCGCCGTGTTCGCCGTAGCGACTACGTGGCTTTTCTAGCCATGCGCCTGAAGAAAGCCAACCACAACCGCAGGATCAAGCTGCGGGTCGCTGCGCTCAAGGCCGCCTACGAGTACGATGAGGCCCGCGCGTGGAAGCTGCAACAAAAGGGCCAGCTCTGGCGGCGTCACAACTCGGGCTACGTCCGCCGGGCCAAGGCCCGCGCGAAGCAGGAGCGCCGATCGTAATGGCCCGCCGCCGCCCCGCCATCGTCAACGCCGTGCGCGCCGCCCGTCTGCGCGCCGGCTTCACGCCCCAGCAGATGGCCGGGGCGATGCAGATCAGCGTCCGCACGCTGCGGGACCAAGAGAACCTGCCGACGCCTCGGCACCTGTACGCCCTGGCCGCAGAGCACGTGGCCTGGCGGCGGGAGAACATCGACCTTCAGGCCACCAAGGCCCGCGACGATCGCATGCGGGCCTTGCTAATCACCATCAGCGACGCCGCAGCCAAGGGGCTAGGACTATGACCGATGAGCGCATAGCCGAACGGCGGGTGGTCACATACCTTATCAGTCGGGTGAAGGCCCTGGGCGGCGAGGTCCGCAAGGTGGCGTGGATCGGCCGCAAGAACGCGCCGGACATGTTCGTCATGGTCCCTGGGCGGTCGAACTTCTGGGCCGAGGCCAAGCGCCCCGGCTATACGATAACGCCGCACGTCGAGGCCCAGCAGCGCGAGCACGAGCGCATGCGGGCCTACGGCGAGCGGGTTTACATTCTGGACAGCTTCGTGGCCGTGGACGCGGCCCTGCCGCCGTTTGAAGGAAGCCGGAAATGAACTGGGTTTCGGACTTGGCCCTAGCTCTGGAGGCGCAAGCTCTAAGCGTCGAGTGCATCGTTATGTCAGGCTTCCGGCGCGAAGAGCTTAGGCGGCTCGCGGCCGACACCAGCAGCGCGGTGAGCAACTATCCCGGCGGGGCCACCACGTTTCTAGGCGTGCCCATCGTGCTATCGGGCGACCGCGCCGGGCGCGACCGCGTGGAGATCCACAGCCGGCACTGGGATGGCGAGCCCGCGATCACGGCTATATGCCGATGAAACGCTACGCTCTATTTTGCTTTGACGCCCACCATCCAGCAGGCGGATGGGGCGACTTCGAAGGCTCTTTCGACACCGTTCCGGAAGCCGTAGCGGCGGGCACTGCAAAGAACCGCGACATGTTTGAGGTCGTAGACTTGACCACGGGTGAAGAAGTGGACATCGGGTGAAATACGTAGCCCGTCCGCCGCAGATCCCTATCGAAGAGCAAATCTATCGGCGCAAGCGGACCAACGTCTGGGCGTCCATGGGCGCGGGCAAGACGGGCGCGGTGCTCAACGCCATGAACAACCTCGACTTGGTGGAAGATGGCCCGACACTGTGCATAGGGCCGTTGCGCGTTGCCGAGGTCACGTGGCCCGATGAAGTGGCCAAGTGGGATCAACTGTCGCACTGGCGCGTTTCGCCCGTCCTTGGCCCGCCCCAGGCCCGCCTGGCGGCCCTCAAGGCCGACGCCAACCTGTTCACGGTCAACTTCGAGAACATTCCCTGGCTCGTGGAAGAGTTCAGCGGCCGGAAGCGCTGGCCGTTCAAGGCCGTGATCTTCGACGAGTGCACCCGGCTGGCTGGCTTCCGCCTTCAGCAGGGGTCCAAGCAGGCCAAGGCCCTGGGCAAGGTGGCGCACACCGAGGTCGACCGCTGGATAAACCTGACCGGAACGCCCGCCCCCAACGGCCTGCTGGGTTTGTGGGGCCAGAACTATTTCGTGGACGCGGGGGAGGCGCTCGGCCGGTCATACAGCGCCTACGTCGATCGCTGGTTTCAGCGGGTCAACGAGGCCAAGAAGCTACCCGGCGGCAAGGTGTTTCAGGTGCCGATCATCCGCGCGACCGAGTGGGCGCAGGCCGAGATCGAAGACCGCATGCGCGACTGCACCGTGGTCATCAACGCCAAGGACTACTTCGACCTGGCGGAGCCCATCGTCAACGTCATCAACGTCCGGCTCCCGGGCAAGGCGCGCAGCCTGTACCGGGAGATGGAGCGCAATTTCTACATGGAGCTAGACGGCCACGGTATCGAGGCCGTGCACTCGGCCGCCAAGTCGATCAAGCTCCTGCAACTGGCCAGCGGCGCGGTCTATCTGGACAGCGACACCAAGGAGTGGGCCGAGGTCCACGACGCCAAGGTGCAGGCGTTGGACAGCATTTGCCAGGAGGCCGGCGGCGCGTCGGTGTTGGCCGTATACCACTGGCGGCCTACGCTGATGCGCCTGGCCAAGGCCTTTCCCCACGCCCGCCTGCTGAAGGACGCCCAGTCCATTCGGGACTGGAACGCGGGCCGCATCAGCCTTGGGTTCGCGCACCCGCAGAGCATTGGCCACGGCATAAGCCTACAGGACGGCGGCAACATCATCGCGCACGTCGACCAATGGTGGGATCTTGAAAGGCATGACCAGATCAACGAGCGGCTAGGGCCTATGCGCCAGATGCAATCGGGCTATGACCGCCCGGTGTTTCAGCACTATATCGTGGCCGAGGACACCGAAGACGAGCGGGTGCTGCTGCGCCACACCTCAAAGCGGTCTATCCAAGACCTGTTGACCGATCGAATGAGCTACATGAAGAGGAAGGGAATTATCTAATGCAGACTTTCGACGACTGGTTTAAAGCTCGCTACGGTGCAAGTTTTGACGAGCTGCACCACCGGCCGGGCGTAACTTTTGAAGCTAGTTTCATGGCGCTATCGCGAGCACTACGGGACTACACCACTGCCATACTGGAGAAGGTGGCATGACCGCAGGCATTGGCCACAACGGCGGCCCCGCAGCCCACCCCGACGTGCTGAACAGCACGGCCCAGGCGCAAATCCGTTCGGTCATTGAGCGCGTCGAGCGGCTCATGGTCGAGCGCGCCGAGATCAATGAGCAGATCAAGGAGGTCTACAACGAGGCCAAGGGTAACGGCTTTGATGTGGTTATCCTGCGCAAGGTCGTGCGCATCCTGGCCCAGGATCGCGCCAAGCGCCAAGAGGAAGAGGCCATCACCGATCTGTATCTGTCGGCGGCCGAGGGCGGTTTGCCGACCTTCCAGCCGGCGCAGCGCGCCCAGTTCCAACCCCCGCCGGCCGAAGCCGACGAGGAAGAGGACTTCGCCTAGACCAGCGGTTCCGGGGCGGGGACCTTGGGCTCACAGTCGATCTTGACCGTGCCCGAGAATTGAGCCCCGCCCAGGATACCGGCGGACACCGCGCCGTCGTAGTGCCGGGTGCAGTGGGCCACGTTGTCCAGCACCTTCTGGCCTCCAGTCGTGCAGGCGCTAAGCCCCAGGCACGCCAGCGTTAAGAGCATGAGATTGCGCATTTTCTTCAGCCACTTTCTTGCTGCTGTTGGTTCGAACCGCCGCGAAGAAGATCTCGCGCCAGAACTTCGGGGTTTTCTCCGCGTACATAGCGATCAAGAAATGTACGTCGGCTTCGGGCCGCGTGAACTGCGGGTGCTCACACAGCATGTCGTGGACGGCGGCGGCCTTCATGGCCTGCTCGCGGGCGGCCTTGGGCACCAACCACCGGCACCAGCCGGGGATCGACGGGCCGTCGGTCACGAAGCCCTCGGGCACGTGGACCGCCAGACCGGAGCCGTTGAACCCGACGTGGAAGAAGAAGCCGTTCTTGTCGGCCCCCTTCACGCTGTAGAGCCGCCGGCCCTCGCGGGTCTTCTCCTTGCCAATCCCGGTCTTCGGATCAAAGACAATGACCGGGTGGAAGTCCGCCGCCGTGAAGGTGCTGGCCATCAGATCACCACCCGGTTGGCGAACCAGCCGTAGGTGAAGTCCTCGTTCTGCGGGCGGCTGGCGCTGATCGACAGGTACCGCGCGCCCTGAAGGCTGTTCAGCGCCCGCAGCAGAACGACCTCGCCCTGCTTGCCCCGCAGCTTCAGGAAGGCGGCCAGAGCGCCCAGGGTGGCCGGGCCGACGTCTTGGTCCAGCTTAACGTCCGGGTAGGCCTTGCCCTGCTGGTTTAGGGCGTTCAGCGCAACCTGAAGGAAGTCGGCCGCCACGGCCTGGCCCATGTTCACGCCCGTGTCCACCAGCTCTTTGGCGATCGGCACCGACAGTTCGGCCACTTTGCCGAACCCGGGCTCGCGGACATAGCGCGCCTCGTAGACGCTCAAGGCGAACGCCAGCGGCATGTCGCGCATAAGCCCCGCGTAGCCGTACCGCCGAGCCACGTCCTTGGTGATCCCGTGATTGGTCTCTCCACCGCGATCGCTCGGGTGGTTGACGTAACCGCCTTCGGCCGCCGTGAGCATGGGCCGGACGTGGTTGGTGAAAAATGGGGTTGCCATTGTTATCGCCTTAGTTGATAAAACCAGAGCGGTCCGCTAGAGGCCGCTTAACAGGGAATACGCCTATGGCCGTTCAGCCTACGAAGACCTGCCCAGAGTGCGGAAACCGCTTCCCGCAGGCCCACCACCGCCAGCAGTTTTGCATACCGGCCCACGGCCGAGCATACAACAACCGGATCACGGGCGAAGGTCAGTCGGTCATGGGCCTGGCCAAGGCGTGGCGCGCGGGGCGCAGCATCGCGGACCCGGAGCTGAAGGCCGCCGCGAAGGAGGCCTTTATCATGCTCTGCCGCGCGCTCGACGAGAGCAACACCCAGGACCGACTGGCGGGCCGCATCCACCCGACGCGCATGTATCTGAAGCGCAAGAACGCTGGGCTTCTGGAGTAGGCTAGGCGTCACCGTCCATGCCCTCCTGCCGCAGGGTGGCCTCCACCGACTGCATGGCGCTTAGGTCGTTGACCGCGTGGCGGGGCGGGAGATCCACGCCCGCGCGCCGCAGCACGCGCTCAAAGCCGGCGGCCACCGCCTGAAGCTGCGCGATCTCGCCCGTCAAGGCCTCGCGTTCGGCGCGCCAGGCTTCGCGCTCGGCGCGCCAGGTCCGGCGTTCTTCCTCCAGCACCTTGTTCAGGTGGTTGCGCTCGCGGCTCGCGGCCTGAAGCTCCTTGCGCATCTGCTCCAGCAGACCCTGAAAGCCGTCGTTCAGGGCGTCCTGCGGGTCCACTTGCGGGTTCTTCTTGGACGAGAAGCGCAGGCCTAGGTAGCCGAGAAGCGCGGTCAGGGCCGTGGCGATAGCGCCCAGCACCGGGCCGATGAAATCCGGCGACGAGTTGTCGGACATGGCGTGGGCTCTCATAGCGGCGTGAACACAAGACGGATTGCACCCGAAGACGGCGTGCCGTTCGTGCCTTCGTTTGTCCCTCGGCCGCCGCCGCCCGCGCCGAAGCCGCCCGCGTTGCCGCCGCTGCGATGCCACCCGCCGCCGCCGCCGCCCGAGCCTGGGCCTTTGCCGCCCGCCCACACCGCATCGGTGGACCCCGCACCGCCGGCCGAACTGTCGTAAACAGCCCCGGAAGAGTTGTTGCCGCCTCCACCGCCGCCCGAGCCCTGAGAGCCTGCGGCGGATACGCTGTTCGCGCCGTTTGCCGCTGCCGCGCCGCCGGGTGTGCCGTTTCGGGCTACCCCGCCAGCGCCACCGGGCGCGCCCGGCGTGTTACCGGGGGCAACGCCCGCACTGCCGTTGTTCGCGCCGCCGCCGCCGCCGCCGGGGCCTTGGTTGACGCTTCCGCCGCCC